TCGCCGTGCTCTCGAGAAGCCACGTCTTGCGCGCGTCCGCTCTCTTCTTGTCGAATGCCAAGACGATGGACGCGTCAGTCATCGCGTCCACGTCGAATTTGACCGTGAGATCCTGAATCTTCTTGAAATATTCCCGAGCTTCTGTGGAGGTTGAAGTTCCGAGACCCTTGTAGTATTTGATCTTCCACGAAGACTTGCCGTTGCCGTACCAGGACCGAAAGGCCGAATCAGTGTAGAACGAGAGGGTTTCGGATCCTTTGGTCGCCTTGATAATCGGAGTCACCATGCTCACCACGAAATTCATCTGCAGGAGGGAAGGCCAAAACGCGTGAATCATATTGAGGATCAGACCCTTGATGTGCGAGCCGTCGGCGTCGGCGTCGGTCATGATCATCAACCGCCCGTACCTGAGCTCGGAGACGTCCTTGTACTCTCTGCCCTGCTGGAGGCCCAAGATCTTTTTGAGATCAGAGAATTCCTGGTTCGAACTCAGTTGCGCCACGGAAGAATCTCGCACGTTCTTGCACTTGCCACGAAGCGGGAACACGCCAAAGTGATCGCGACCGACGACCGAGAGACCGGCGACCGCCAAAGTTTTCGCCGAATCGCCTTCCGTCACGATCAGGGTACATTTATCTGACTGAGAAGTGCCGGCCTTGTTGGCGTCATCCAGTTTGGGGATACCGGTGATTTTCGATTTGCGAGCTCCGCCGTCCGTCTTGGCGAGAAGTTTCATCTCCTTGAATTTACTCAGGGCCGTGAGTTCCTCGGCGATACCCGTCTTGAGCGCGTTCTTCACGAAGGTCTTCGGGGGTTCGAATTTTGACCCGAAATCTGTGGATTTCAGCGTGCACTCGCTCTTGACTTGGGAGGAAAAGGTAGGGTTCTCCAGCGTGGCCTTGACGAAAACCGTGAACGCGTTCTTCACCTGTTGCGGCTTGAGTTTGATCTTTTTCGCCATGTCGTCTATGATCCCCGAGGCGACGAGAGAGGTCACGTGGTCCACGTGGGTCCCACCCTTAGTGGTGCAAATCCCGTTGACGAACGAAACCTGTTGCATGATGCCATCTTCGGACGGGCCGATGCACACCGACCAACGATCCGTCGTCGCGGTCGCGACCTCTTTCACGCCCTCGTGCATCTTCGCGTACGCCTCGAAGGAAGTCTTGGGTAGCGGTTCGCCGTTGAATCGCACCTTGCAATTCGGGGTTGTGCAGATGTTTGCGTCCCACGTGCGTTTCTCGAAAATCTTATAGATCGCGTCGGTCATGCCGGTGCCCCCGAACCTTTTCCAGTCGGGTGTGAACGTGACGGAAACAGACGACGCGGCGGCTGCGTGTTTCGTGATCTTCGGTTTGCCGCACGCGGTCATGTTCTCGATCCACGTCTGTTTGTACGTCTGTTTGGTCTCGCCGTCCTTGATCACCACGGCGAAACGCGACGAGTAGATGTTGGTGAGTTTCGCGCCGTAGCCGTTCCTGCCGCCGACGATGCGCTTTTGCGTATCGTCGTAGTTGGTACTCGTGAGTAGGTGACCGAAAACGAGCTCGGGGTTGAAAACCCCCTCTTTTTCGTGCATCTTGACGGAAAGTCCACCGAGCGGGCCGTTATTCTCGATCGTCACGGTTCCAGCCTCTTTGTCGATGGACACGCTGATGGAGGTGACGGCCTTAGGGTGGAGCGAGTTTCGGTCGACGGCGTTGACCAAAATCTCATCGAAGCATTTCAAAAGGGCGGGGCTGTATTTCAAGGGTTTCTTCTTGAAACATGTTCCGTCTAAGACCCAATACGATTCGGTTGTCGAATCGACCGGGCCGACGTAACTGTCCGGCCTTTTGAGAACGTGTTCGATGTGCGTGAGCTTTTGGACGCTCTCCATTGTGATCACTTTACTGACGCGTCATTTCTTTATACGCGTCGACGAAGCTGGGGTCGGGGTCGGGGTCTTCCTCTTCTTCGAGGCCTGAACCACCGATCGTAACTTTTCGGCACGGTTCACCTTTTTCCGAAGGTTGTTTGCATTTTTCCGGATCTTGTTTCTCACCTGACCGCCTCGAACGACCTTTTGTATCGTCTTGGCAGCCTTGTGTGCCCTGGTCAGGGGGAGTAAATATTTTTTGGCAAACCCGACCGCGCCGTGTCTGATGATATCGTCTTCGCCCATGTCGACGTTTGAGTCCCTGTACAAAGGTTTTCCCCGCCTGTTTTTCATTAAGATTTGGACTTTTTTGTTGAGTTGTGAAAATGAAAGCCTCATCATACGCATCATTGCAGCGACGATAATCTTTTGACGGCTTTGTACAAGATCTTTTTTGAAGAAATGGCTTCTTTGTACAAGGAAAAGATCACCCCAATGACTAAATGCTTTTAAGTTAGAAAACTTTCTGAATATAATTCCCATACCGGCTTTCGCGACTTTTTCTAAAGTTTCACCCCCTACGCGTGAAATACCAGGCGCGGTCCGTCTCTCTCTATAGGAGGGTGAAACTTTTTTGATCTCCTCGTTGAGCTGTTTAGAAGACAGAGCGTTGTGTTGCGCTTTAATCGGGACCGACATATAGCGCTCAAAGGATACGAGGTCCCTTTCTGCTTGTCTGTATTGTTCCATAAAAAATATCACTGCAGATTTTAGCAGTTCCCGCGTTGGTGCTTGGTAATTTTTGGGAACGTTCGTGGATATCCTCTTTTCCAAATCCGCTAATTCCTGCATGATATATGCTCGCATTGTCTTTCCATTCGGCTGGTAATTCCCTATCGGCATGAATGTTGTTCCTTCTATAAGGTTACTGAAAGGCGGTTTACTTTTAAAGTTCGTCTTCGGGACTGTGGTTCTGTTGATAGTGTTGATAATCTTATTGAAGGATTCGCCGTTGTTAAGACGTTTAATGTAGTTTGCCTTTTGCGCGGCTGTAAGTTTCATTTTATTTTTCATGTACGTCCTGAGCCGCGCGCGTTCGGTCCCGAGCGGCAACTCAGAGTTATTCAACACACGTTTCCACCCTTTCGTGATAGGTGCGCGAGTCATGGGCGATCTCATGGGTGCTCCTTTGCTTCTCATTGCGTGAAAGGTTTGAACGTTATACGCATACCTGGGAACGCCGTTAGGCAACAAGTTGTTCACGAGGTACACGACTTTTTTTGATTTTCGTCGAAGTCTTGTCTTAGATACCGGGTCTCTCATGCTTTACGCACATATCTTTTTTCGAGTACCCGATCACCGCGCACGTGATCCGCTTTCCCGCGTGACCTGTAGTTAAACTATCGGCGTGACCGCCTTTACCTAAATCGTCGGGGTCTTCGTGGATGACGAGCGCGCGGCCTATCACGTTCGCCTTCGATCCCCGTAACTTTACGAGCGGATCGACCATGCGAAACCTGGCCACGCCTCGGGCATCGAACCTGATGTTGCCGAGATCGCCGACGTGGCGTTCCTTACTTTTTGGTCCGCCGTGTTTTTTGCCGTAGGGGTTGAAGTGTGCACACGCGCTGGCGCAGCCGTCCGTGAGGTCCCCCGCCTCGTGGATGTGGATGCCGTGTACGCTGTTCTTATATTTTTTCGATCTCAATGTTCCCTTGATGACGACCTTGCTCCCCTTTTCGAAAAACTCAACGACGCCCTTGACGTGGGCGTGGTTGAGGAACGCCGTGGCGATTATCACCATTAGTATACCCGGAGAACTTTATCTCTTTCTCTTTCTCGTGATCAGGTTCCTAAACTTTTTGGCCTGGTTGAAGTTCGCCCTCGCTCTTTGGGCTGCTCGATTTGCAGCCGCTGATTTCTTTTCAGCCGCATTAGCGATCTTGATTTGGGTGTTGCGGTACTTACCTCCCCTATATAGGGATTGGATCTTTAAGGCTGCCTTATTGTATCTAGGGTTCATGTTTATCTCGACGAAACGCAAATCGTGCTGAGTCACGGTCTTGTTCCGGTTGAACGGGTCCCTGAACATCCGTCTATTACCAAAATTTCTAAGGAAGAAAGCTTCGGCCGGGGTCATCCCCGCGACGTTCGTAAAAGTGTTTTGTGACATGTAGCGGTGATACTTCGGGTCGCCGTACCCGATGACCTTGTTACCGGTTTTAAAATTGTTTAGAGACCACACATCAACGTTGACGTTCGCCGGTACGATCGTTCTCTTCCACGGGAGCTTTAGCGTTTTCTTATTTTTATTGTAGTAAATCGGCCATAGAAACCCGCGAATCACCGTGATTAAATCCTCTGCAGGCGAAGCATAAATGTTTGTAGTCAATGTTTGATTAGACGGTCTATTCAAAGGGTTTCTGTGTTTTATAAACGCCTTTGTTGTCGTAAACGTATTCCCGTAATTTGGATCATGTACCTGATTTAGTATACGAAGTTCCGATACCTTTATGTCGAGTGCCTTCATAATCTCTTTCAAAAAGAGCTGATTCTGATAAGAAATAAGAATTCCAGGGTTCTCTATCAAACGTGTCAAATCGTTACGCGCCCGTTCACTCGTTCCCAGGCTCTCCTGCCATGCTTTCCACGCGTTTAGCACGAGCCGCATGACCTCTTTTTCAATATATTTTTCTTTATTAGGTATTACCCTCCGGAGTTTCTCATTGAAGTCCTCGGAAAAAGTAGTATCAATCAATCTCAAAAACCTTATGAAATCTTGCTTTAGATACTTAAAATCTACAAACACTTCAAGCAACCTGAGGGTTTGGGACCTTAACGGCAAGCCATTATATGCCCCACCCCTTTTCATCGAGAGTCGGACTGCGCGTCGCATGTGCTCTGGCATGTGCTCTGGAATTTTGCCGTAATTGTTGCTGTTACTGGAACTCATACTGTACCCTAAGAAAAAACTATGTGGTCCCGAGCGGTGAAGCTTCTCTCGTCGAACGCCCAAGCTCCGCTACGAAACCTCCACTTCACCCTAAACAAACTCCTACCCTTCAGGTCGACGTAACACGGGGGGTCGTGCTCCCCCGCGAAGATCTTGCCGCGTTGAAGCAGGGAAGACCCGTCGCCGTCGTATACCTCGTACTCGACCCTCCACGGCGTCTCGTTGAAGAGATACGCCCTCGTCCTCGGGGACACCTGGAACGGTGCGCGTCTCGTCACCAGGGGCATTATTTAAATCTGCACACAAATTAAAAGGATGTACTTTTACCTGTTCACCTTCATCTTCATCCTGATCGTGATCGTTCAGAACAAGTCGAGGGGTATGGCCCACGCGATCGATAAGCTTGTGCGACAGGCTGCGCGGTACGCGACCGCGGCTCAACAGGATAAGTCGCCGGTCATCGCCGTCCTTCACGCCAACTACGCCGCGGCGTACCTCTACGCACTCAAAGACATCGCGAGCGATTCGCAGATCCATAACGCCACGGGTATAGATGTTCGGAAGTTCACCGAGCACGTGGTCAACGTGCAGGATATGGTCACCAAGAAAACGACCGAGAGCTGCCCCGAGTTTGTCGGCCAGGTTGACGTTTACCTCGCGGAGATCGGCGGTGAGGCGTGAGAAAATGGAAACCTAAGCGAGGGAAGAACTGGGGATTCGTCGCGTGTAAATGAAGGTGGTGCGCGACGAAATCTGGGAGAAGTGCCTCGAGAGCGCCACCGCGATGTATCGTTTACTCGTACCCAACGATAAGTGTTATAAACTTGCAGACGCTGTGTGGAAATGCAAAGTGTCGTACAAACTCTTCCAAGACAAAAAAGATTCGCGACGCGTCATCCTACTCGATAAGGCTCCGGAGACGAACCGCGTCGTTCGTAGAAAAAAATAACCGGTTATTATAACATCATGTTTGACGAAGATAGCCTTCGACCGGTAATAATATCTATGGCTCTGTACATCACGATCGCGACCCTCGTCCCCATTCTCTTTAAGAAACCCACCGGCGTGAAGGTCGTCGACGACCTCACCCTCTCCGTGATACGCCAAAAGGAGATGCTGATGTCAGGCACGATCCTCGTCGGTCTCATCACCTTCGGCACCAATTACATCCAGGAATCAGAACTGGTTTGAGAAATTGGTCGCAGTCTCCTGAAACTTTTCGTACGGCATATGTTCGTGGAAGTCGCCTCCTTCTTCGAACGGATTCCCTTGTTTGTTGGTATAATGATGAGCTCTAGGGTCGTGCATCGCGAAAAAGTCTATGTTGTTCTTCCCTATGCTTACCGCAGTGTCGTACAGGAGTCTCTGCCTCGCTGCGTCGGTCATCATTGACTTCATCTTTGTCTTGAGTGTTTCATAGATGGACTCGATGTTCTCCAGGTCCGGAATGTACCTATCACACTGGCTCGTCTTGTCGCTGGAATACAGGTTCTTATCGGCGATGTGCATCCGCGCATAGCTCCATTTAGTACCAACCTCCTGTCCGTCGCAGGTAATTTGCCCGTCGCCTGAAGTTCCTTCTTGCTCACACTTGAACCCCTTAGCGCAGGCGAGAACCTGCTTCTCTTTCAGAACCTTCACGATTTCTCCGCCAATTTCCTTGACCGTATCGGTGATAACCTTCGCATCGCTCTCGTCTTTGATGATCTTCTGGAGGGCTTCGTTGACGAGGGGCTGCTTGAAGAAGGCGATCGAGATGTCCAGCAGTTGTTCGAGAACCGTTCCGCCAACCGACAAACCGGGGTTGCCCTGGACGGTGTAGGTTTCGGTACCGGAGGTTGATTCGATTTCTTTCAATTTTTCCTTCATTTTTTCCAGGTCGTCGACCGTATCACTTTTCGGCTTGATGACGACGGGTTGTTTTTCCGACATCGCAGACCTGACGCAAGATGCCACACTCGATAAAGTTACTAGCACACCCACGACGTTGAAGTAAGACATTTATTAATACGTCAGGAAATTATTCGCAAATTCATGCGAGACGTTCTCCGAACTCACGAGCCGTTTTGTGTGCGCGTGGTCCATGTACCGCAGCCGCTTCGCGTACGCGTCCCTCATGTACTCTAAAAGCTGATCGAAATTCGGGGCGCCCCATTCCATGCCTTTTTGGAAGAGGAAATCGTCTTGCTCCAGCTTTTCGAGTGCACACTCGACCGTGTACGGCGTCTCGATGTATTCGGTCGCGCCACCGTACGACGCCACGATGACGGGCTTGTCCCGGATCGCCGCCTCGACCGCGCCCATGCCCACACCCTCGGAGTTGCTGCACGAAACGTAACAGTCGGCCCTATAATGAATCTCGTTCAGTTTTTCTTCGGGGAGGAGCCCGTTGATGACCTCGACCCTCGGGATCTGGATGTCCACGTCGGTCCGACACGTCGCCTTGACGACCAGACGCGTGTTGGGTTCGTTCAGACGCACGAACGCCCGTAGGATTTCCCGAAAGTTCTTTCGGGGGTCCATGACGTTGCCGATGTGATAGAAGACGTAGGGTTTCTCGGGCGGTGGAGGGACGTGCGCGTGGATGACGTAAAAGTCGGTGTCGGGGAACTGTGTGGAGAGCACGCGTTTACAGAACTCGCTGGGAACGGCGATCCTCTTAAACTCCTTACACAAGAGGCCGTAATCTTCGTGCACCGTCTCGGTCTCGCACACGGTCATGCACGCGAGGTTCTTGATCCGGGTTCTCACGTACTCCAGGTGTTGAATGTGCCAGGGCACGGGAAGCATGAACACGAGACCGTGGTCCGACAGGGGCAGCGTCTCGCCGATCAGGTGATAGGATTTGCCGAAGAGTTTCGCATATTTACACGCGTGTTGTCCTATCCCGGTGTTGAGCGGAGGGCCGACGACGAGCATTGACTTAAAAACAAATCTTACTTTTATATATACACGATGACGACCCTTCGCGAAGAAATTATCCAGGAAGCCTCCAACCCGCGCATCGACAAGAAGCGCCTCTTCGACCTGCTCGTGAAGATCGTCGACCACATGCCAACCGGTGCCGGCGGTGGTGTGGGCCCGATGGGCCCGATGGGGCCTCGGGGTGAGAAGGGCGAGAAGGGCGACCGAGGCCCTCCCGGCCCCGCCGCCCCCAAGACTACGACGACGACCACCACGGCCCCGAAGAAGACCACCACCGCGAAAAAGAAGACGGAGGTCTCCGCTTAAGGAATAAGGGCGTGTCATGAATAAGATGTTGACCATCACGTGCGCGCATCAAATTCATCATACACCTAAGAGCGGCGGCGGAAAGAAGCAATGCAGCCAGCAAAAGTACAAGGTCGTCGAGACTGTCCGAATGGAGAAAGTTCGCGAACAGATCGCAAAGTACAAGCGCGCGCAGAAGAAAATACAGATGCTCACTGCATGGAGTCTCAGATCAACCCAATCGTCGCTGACCGATTTACAAAACATCCTCGAGACGCTCGAGGAGCTTTACGGCGATGAGGCGTTCGATTGATCATGTCCTGTTCACCGTCCACAGGAAAGCGCCCAGTAACGTGATCAGAAGCAGCACCAAGAGTCCGAACGAGTACTTCTTAGGCTTGTTTTCTTCGTCTTTCTTATCCGGGAGTTTCGCCACTTGCGAATTTAACGTATCGATTTTCTTCAGTAACTTTTCCAGGGCCCGAAGAATTTGGAGTTCTCGGTCCTTAGGTTTTTCCTTAACGTTCACAGTCGTTATTTCTAAGACCATGTACCATTTCGCGGTGCTCTGAAGTAATGTGTAGTCGCCGTCGTCTTGAGACTCGTACATTTTAAAATTCAGTTTTTTAATAGATATCGGGTTAAACCAATTGGTTTGTCTAGCAAACGTTTTCCATTGTTTATCGCGCAAGACCAAACCGCTGCTTCCCGCGAAATGGCGCTCGAGGGGCACCCTGGCGAACACCTGACCGTGTCGCTCGTCCAGGAGCTGCGCCACTTTCGGCACCTCCGGGCACACGATATCCACGTACTTCGCGACGTTGTTATTTAGGGAAGCGTCGTTCTCACCTATCTGCGTGATGTAAAAGTCGACCATCTTTATCCCGAGAACTCGACTCATATCCTCGACGTGCGTGTTCGATTCAAGTGTCAAGTCGAGAGAAAACTCCGAGTTGGTACCTTGGACGTAACTCGAATCGATGATGATGTACTGTGTCTTTTTCGGTATGTCGTCGAGTGAGACCATTTCTAATTTACTGCGATAAAAAAAGTCTATGCTAATAACAACATGGACACAAAGACCAAAATACTGATCGGCCTCGTCGTGTTAGTGGTGATATCTGCGATCATGTCTTCCTTTTCAGGGGAAGGAGACGAGGAACAACAAGTTGAACTGGACACCAGTCGCGGTGGGAACGGAGCCGCCGCGGTCACTACGGCCACGGATTCGACGACGGCGATGGTGGTCGACGAGGAGACGGATGACCGAGTGGCCGCGGTAGCAAAGTTCAAAAGCGAAATCGTCGACCCTCTCGCCGACCCACGGACCCTGGAAGCGGCTACGAAACTCATGATGAAGAAGTTCGACCTGGACGATGATGGGAAAATTTCAGCCTCTGAAATTCCAGACGGTGACCTGAAGACCGAAATGATGGGCTATGACCTAAACGGCGATGACATATTATCTATGGACGAATTCCGGGAATACGCCAAAAATAGATAAGATGTCACTTGATAGTCGTTTTTAACTTAAAATTATCGTCGAAACCGTCCAAGGTGAGCTTCCCCTCATCCACCAGACGCTTGATTGTTCTCCCGACCTCGATGTTGTCGTTATACGCCTGAGCGTGTTTTGGGTCGACACCGAGATCCGGCATGAGCATGTTGAATGCCATCATCTTCTTCGGGACCGATAATTCCCGGTCCTGGAGAACGCGCAGTATATCCTTGGGAATTCTAGAAATGTCCATCGGTTATTTCTCAGGACGCTTTTTCTCTTTAACTTCAAATATGTTTGCAGTTATATTTGGACCCTTCCATCGCCCCCTTTCATCGAAAAAACTGCCACGGTATTTGACCCAAGACGGTAGGGTACGTGTGCGTTGGTTCATACGGTTTATGAATTTTTTGCCCTCGACCTGGACATGGTCGGCGCGTCCTTCTTCATTTCACGGCAGAGTTCCTTCTTGGACTTGAGGACCTTCTTGTAGAGCTGAGCCTCGGTGAGGAATTTGCGCGCGGCCACCACCACGGCAGCCTTCTTCTGGTGCTTGCACTTCTTTTTACCAATCCTGAGAGATCCGGTCTTGCTGTCAACGAAAACAGTCATTTTTATTTTAACCGGAGAAATTTTTTTGGGAATTTGTAAACCTAAGCGAAGACGAACCCTGGAATTTTGACAACACAACAAGAATGTCCGATTTCGAAACTCACCTCAGAATATGTACCCTGCGCATCCGCGACCTGCGGGACTTGCACCGCTACGCGAGGCACGATATTCTCCGCGACGACGCGATCTATGACCAACGGGCAGCCGAGGCGGGAAGAGGAAGAGGCATAAAGATTGAAGGCGTCAATATGATGAGAAGAAGCATGGAACATACTATCGGTAAGACGACTATCTATGACTGGCTTCTGGACCAATACCTGGTGAACGAGATAGCGTTATCAATCTCGGAGATTGAGGAATCCAAACTCCTCTCGAAGAAGAACTGTTACGAGAAGGACATGTGTGATATTCTCAGATGGAAAAACGCCCGCGGTCGACACAAAGATGCCATAGCAGAGGACGGGACTGGGGTTGAACTGAAGAAATCCGCCGGCAGCTTCATCTTCGATGGAGTTCGGTATGCGGAGATGTACATAACAAAAGAAGAAGACAACGGCATTCACGTTCTCTTCAACTTCAACAAGCACGGAGTGACTCGAGTGTTGATCGTACCGAACTGGATGATGGTCCAGCTCATCATCCCTCGACTCGATATCGCCGAACTCGAGTTATCCCTCTTCAAGACCCGCAAGGAAATGAAGCAGGGTCTGAATTCACAGGCGATGATGACGTCGAACCAGATGATCCAGGCTCTTAACGCGATGTAGAGGTCAAGTTTTTATTTGCAGTGTAATACGTTTTTCCCTTCACGACGAAACTGTGTACGCGCGCGAACGCCCACGCCTGCGGAGAGGCTCCCGGCCTGTGTCCCGTCCGCCACGCGGCGAGTCCCCTCTTGTACACCGTCTTCAGCGTTCTCAGAGGTATGCCAGTAGCCTTAGAAATCTGAGGCAAAGACCTGACCTGCGGACCGTATCTCTTTCTAAACTTCTGGGTGTAGGAGGAAGTTTTTGTCGGTCGTCCCTTGTCCGTCTTGAATCGTCGGTAATTCCTGCGAAGCATCTTTTTGTATCGCGTCTCGACTTCACCGAACGTGGAGAGCCCCCTGAAGTACTTGAGTGGAGCGTAGATCTTACCCTGAGTTTGGCGCAGTTTGGCAACCTTACGACGGATCTGGGCATCGGTGAGCGGCATCCTTATTCTGTGCTCAGATTTTTATCGTCACGGTGAAGTAGGACACGGCGACAACGTAGACGGCGAAGAGCATGTCCGAAGGGGTCCACGTGTACCCCTTGTCCCAATCGCCGAAGACGTACTTGGTACACAGGAAGGCGATCGCCGGTATGATCAGTTCTTTTTTAAAATTCGACCGGTTACGTATGTGCTTCAGCAGGTACGAGAGCGCGACGACGAACAGGGTGGACCGAAACATCTACTTCTTCTTAAGAAATTTAATTGCCACCTCGATGGATGGGTAGATCAACTTCCCGAATCGCACGCGACCTGTGCGAGGGTTATAGTACCCTTCGTGTCCGTTGAAGGTTGCCCTGTGTACGTCACCGATCATATATACAATCGATGAGAAAATTAATCACCTGCGGTTGACATCCAAAATCAACACGACCCGCGTGCCGGCTCCTTCCTTGACGAGTTCGTGGTACCTCGAGTGATCGAACAGAAATTCCTCGCCTTCTTCGTGCGCGTGGGACCCTTTCTCCGTGTAGAGCACGCACCCGCCGCCGCTCTTGATGGTGATGTGATACCTCAGGAGACGGTTGGATTCCGCGCGGTGCGCGTGGAGACGCATGGGCGCATCGCTCACAGCGAACGCGGCCGTCTCGGGGTTCACACACGGAATCTGTTTGATCAGGGCGTGAAGTAAAGGGAAATCTTTCGCCCGGTAAAGGTAATAGTCCCAGTTCGTATCGAACCACGGGCTCACGTCGTGGTAGTACCTCTTCTCCAGGGTCGGGTGCACGGCATCGAACTCGTCTCTGATCCTCTCGAAATGGAGACGTATCAGCATCAGGCCGGGGAAGTCCGCCACCCGACACCGCGATCCCGCGTGGACCACATCCCTGAACGTGTTGGCGATACCGGTCAGAGGTCGCCTCCACTTCTGGAAGTACAACGTGTCGATCGGAAGTTTCGCCCAATCGTACAGGATCATCAGTGCCGGGACACCGAGCCACCACATTATTTTCTAGGTACATAATAAATGCCCGGTTACACCGAACCCCTCGAGCCCGAGAAGACCCCCGAGAAGAAGGACCTCGCGTCTCGCTTCACTCCCAAATTCCCCGCGCTGACTGTCGTGCAGATGGTGATCGTCGCGATCATCGTCGTGTACGCTTGGACCGCACGTAAGGTCAAGGGTATGGTGGTCTCGTCCCTCGCGCTGACCGTCGCCCTTCTCCACATGTACGATCACCTGTATCGGGTGAAGCGCGGTGCCGAGCGACCTTTCTGGATGCCCGTCGTCGCCAAGAAGGAAGCCTACGGGTGCAAGTCCTGCGTGTAAGAAAATATTTTAGAAGCGTATTATAAGTATGCGCGTCAAGATTCGTCGGAGCCCGAACCCTCGTAAGAAGTTTCGAGCGACGTTAGAAGACGGCAGGTTTGTTGATTTTGGTGCTCGTGGCTACAGCGACTTTACCAAACACAAGAATCCTTCACGTAAAAAGGCGTACCTGCTCAGGCACGGTGCGAAAAAAGCGGGAGAAACCTGGAGTATCGACGGAATCGAGACCGCGGGATTTTGGAGTCGATGGTACCTCTGGAGCGAACCGACGATCAAGGGCGCCGAGAAACTCATGTCAAGGAAGTTTGGGATTGAATTTCGCTGATGATCTGCTCGGCGAGTTCTTCGGGGCTCTGTTCGAGCATATCTTTCAAGTTTGTACACGACTCGTTGTTAGCGCCCCATGCCTTTTCCACGTTTTCGAATGGCACGCACGGTTCGCCCTCGCACATCTTGCCCTTGAACTTCGCCTTCATCTCTTCCGTCGGCTTCAAATATTCCCGCTCGTATTCACCCCAATCTTTCATTCCGCCGAGGGTTAGGATTTCATCACCGAAATCGTAGTGCTCGCTCAACGCTTGGGCTCGCGTCGTGCTGGTCTCTTTTAGAGTGTTGTGCAATTCGCAAAATTTCGGACTGAGTTCCTGGATTTTTTTGAAGGTCTGGGTGAGTTTGTTCTTCACGCTGAGGTCTTCAGTGTCGGAGAGTTCTGCCTCGGTGGGGATCTCCGCGCTCAGGAGCCGAAGTTCGTTCGCCATGTCGATGTACTCCCTGTGCTCTTTTAGACCCCTGAGCTTCGAGAAGTGGGGAGCGGTTTTGGGGATCACACCGGCGAAAAATGCTCCGCCTGCACTTGAGGAGAGCATCGAACAGCAGCACAGGACGACAACGACGGCGGCCATTTTTATAGTAGTTCAATATTTTTTTCAGGGTATATTATATGCCGGTGACCATTGAACAACAGAGACGAATGTCTCGTAGATTACAAGGACGTGGTAAAACGATGAAAGAAATCGAAGCGGAAAAAAAGAGAGAGAAAAAGAAACTAGCGGAAAAAATACAAGAGTTTAAAAAACGAGCCAAAGATATACAACAGTTGGAAAAACGAGCCGAAAAACTGAGAAAACGACTGGCCGCGGAGGAGGATCGGAACAGAAAGAGAAAACGACTGGCCGCGGAGGAGGAGAACAGAGAGAGAAAACGACTGGCCGCGGAGGAGAACTTGAGAAAAGAACTGGCCGCGATCAGCCCGAACAGGCCAGAGTTCTCAAATGCGCAAATGAAAGAACTCGCAAACTTATACAGGAGGGGAAGAAGAAAGACTTTCCGGACGGGGCTGTTGACGGACCCCGTCCGAGTACGAGTAAGTCCGCCGAGAACTCCGCCGTTGATGCTGAGAAACATCCACGGCAAAGAGCGCCAATACAAGAAAAAGGTTTGGTACGACAAGGCTGTGGCGAGGAACGAGAAAGAGATCGAGCGTCTCAAGAATACGATATGCGGCAGGTCAGTGCCGCGAGGGAACTCCTCGACTTTGGAGTTCACGAACGTTCGCGGTAAGGTGCGAAAATACAAGAAGAAGGGTTGGTTCGACAGGGCCGTGGCGAAGAATAAAGCTATCATTCAACGCCTGAAAACTACGGTGTGCTAATCGGCGTCGCTATCGGAGTCGGAGTCGGATACGTATTCCGGGTACGTGACGTGTAGCTGCTTTTCGTCCATATCGTAATGAACAAACACTGGAACCTCAAACCCGGCGTGCTCCAGTTTTTCCACATATTTTCGCCGCCTCATCTCGTATTTTCGCAGTTTTGCTTCGTGTTCGGAGTTAGTCTCAGGATCGAACCCTGATCGACACGAGCTCGTCTGCATGTCGTGTTCCGCCTGACGCATGCAGACCGACCACGTCTCAAAGGTCGCGTCCTCCTCGTACTTGTAGATCTTCTTCATGAGGTTGCAGATGGCGAGGTAATCACCTTCGGAGATGTTCTGGCAGTTCTTGTCAACAAGCTCCTGCAGACATCGTACATGTTGAAAGTTGGTGGTCATCGTGCCGCCGTGCGGGAAATAATGAGCCGTTGGAAAGTTGAAAATGAATTTATCAGGGAAAAAATTTTGTGCCGTATTAGTAACTATGGATATCATCACATTTCCTATGACTATGCTGACGACCCTTTCCGGCTCCGTTTCCGCTGGTCTCCCCTTCGCCAACCTCCTACCAAATTCTGAAGAGCCGCTCAGCGACCAGGAACTCGGAGGGTACGTCGCTACAGTCGTTTGCCTCATGATCTGTGCGTACATGATCATGAAAATGCCTTTCAAAAGCCCGCCAGTGTTGCTCGCCTGCTGCTGCTCTATCAGTTGTTGCAGTTCATCCACGAGTCGGATAGTCAAGGACGTGCAGAGGCGCGTTAAGGATACGCCGCCAGCGGATGCCCAGGCAGAATAAAATCTCAATAAGAAGTAAACAATGGCGCGCAAGAACCTGAAGAAGATGACAGCGAACAGGATGTTACTGAACAGCAAACTGATGCTCAAGAAAGTCGCGCAAATCGCGACCTCGAAGAAGAAGCCAAAAACGAAGGTGAACAGGGCGATCAAGTCCGTGAGCTTTAACGCCACGCGTCAAAAAATGAGTAAGACCATTCAACGTCTTCACATTAAACGTAAGTAAAGCTATCTGTCCGATACATGTTGACCGTGAATGGATCCGTCTTACCAGTGACTGAGACGGCTTCATTTCCGAATAATTCTCCACATCCAACGTCGTCCATACAATCGCGATCGCCGTGACTCAGCGGAACTGGGTAAAGGTTATCAGTGCCGGTGGTCGTGTAGAAGTGGAACCTATCGCGTCGACCGGTAACCTCTTTTCCATACAGCGGAAGGGTCTCTCCGGAATCAGACGTGAGAAGTCCCATCTGGTGAAAGTACCCTGGCTTATACTGTCTCAGAGGCGGACCTCTGAATTCAGGTTCCTGCGCACGAGCGATTGGTACTTCGCGATGTCTTTTCGTGACGACGTGCGTGACAACCTGAGGATTTGACCATAGGTACGCGACGACAAAAATCATGGCTACGACGACGATCGAGAGCAATTGGATCTTTGTCTTATTCTTCATATAGTATTAAAGGGCGAAATTTTTCTTAGCCTACGAGTGATTTCCATGATCACCAGTAATAATAGCAGATAAGGGACGAATTCGTTCATGCATCGTACCCCAGTCTGTACGATCACGAAAACGTTTTCTACTGTCGACGCCCCATTCTCTAGTACACCACTAACCGCGCCTATGAGTACAAAGGGGGCCCGTATTACTTTTAGAAACGTGTCTCTGATTTCTCGTTTCGTCTGAATCATTTGCATTATACCGTCATGTTTTGAGGTGAGAATAGCCATTCTCTCTTCGTACTCGTAGTATATTTCGATCAGCCTATATTGATACGTGAGGTACCATTCGTATATCCTTGTACTGAATAAGAATACGATCGATACTCCAGTCGTGACGATGACCGGCGTTCTGTACATGACTACATCACTGTCATAATCTCTAAGCGTTGATTGAGGGAGTCGGTGTGATTATATTCGCGACCGGCGTCGAACTTAAAGGAAGCGTACGGGACACCTACGAACGCCCTCATCACGAATACACTATCGAGACTGTCAAATTCTTTCTCCCTGCGAAAATAACGAGCTGTTTTTAGTTTTTATTACTATTTTTTCGAGATTGATATACGATCGGCCGCTTTCGTACCTCTCGGCCTCCCTTTATTCCGGCAATTTGATTGGATAAAAAATCAATAAAATGAGCAAAATCAAACTTCGACCAATCAAATTACGTAAGAAATGCTTCCATACGATTGGCCGAATCGAGTACACGGAGTACAGCTAGAGCCAATAATGTAGAAGCATTTCCTTACGAATATGCACCAACAAAAAAAAATCATTTTGATTTATCGTCTTTTTTTTGATTTATGGTCCTTTTTTGAAACATTTTTTTCAGGTGGTGGATTGAATCGGTCATATGTGAATACAACATCCATATATAGACCGATATCTATTTCTTACCTTTCTATGAACTTTTGAAATTCCTCGTCAGTCGCTATACACACTTCCAAAGCACCATCTAACTCCCGTTTTGGAAAGTCGTCGTCCAGTCCAATCGCACTTTCCCATACCTCCTGTTTACGTTTTGAACCACCAAGTGTAATGATATCATCCGGGTAAGCAGATAGGGTATTCTTGAACTTATTGCCATCGAACAATTCATTTACCTTCTTACATGTATCGGAATCACGAAGTTCCTGCATGTATTTTCTCAACACATCTATCATTTTTTGGCGTTCTTCTGCGGATAAATCCGCACCATCCGGTCCACCCTTTTCGAATTCCTTCGTTTCTTCCTTTCTCTTTTTGATCATGACCTTCATCTCATCGATAATCTTCTTCCATTCTGTAGTGTTCATTTCCTTTTTGAAATGGGGTTCAGTTCCTGGGATAAATCCACCAAACCAGCCTCCTGTAGCGGATAAAGAGGAGCAGCAGCAAAGACCTAAGACAATAGCAGCCATATTATATAATGTATATAGATTAATATGGGTGAAGTACTTCTCATGGTCTGTGCTTTTTCATCCCTCCTGGGTAACCGAAGTTTTCACCGTGGGGCCGGGCCCATAACCACGGGCGTTTCGCTTTTTAGAATATAAAATTCGGTTCAGAACGTACGAAGGCTCATTATCAGCCGCGCGATGGCACGTACCAAACAGACCGCCCGCAAGTCCACCGGAGGCAAGGCTCCCCGCACGCAGCTCGCCACCATGGCGGCTCGTAAGGCTGCCCCCGGAACCGGCAGCGTCAAGAAACATATGCGCTACAGGCCCGGTACCGTCGCTCTCCGCGAGATCCGCAAGTACCAGAAGTCCACCGACCTCCTGATCCGCAAGCTCCCCTTCCAGCGCCTCGTCCGCGAGATCGCCCAGGACTTCAAAACCGACCTTAGGTTCCAGTCCTCCGCCGTCCTCGCCCTTCATGAAGCGGCCGAGGCGTACCTCGTCGGCCTCTTCGAGGACACGAATCTATGCGCCATCCACGCTAAGCGCGTGACCATCATGCCGAAGGACATGCAGCTCGCCCGGCGTATCAGGGGCGAGCGTGCCTAAATTTAAGGATCTTGCGGAGATCTTCCATGAACATTTCGAAGTGACCGAGGCGGAAGCCCACGAAAGCCCACAGGGTGAAAAACAGGGTTTTCGTCATCTTGTTAATATCATTCTCAGGCATCTTATAAATAGGCCCTACGACACGCCCCATGAACGTTTCGTCCTTGTTTTTGCCGGTGACCATCATCTCAGCCTGCGTCAAGGCGCACGTATCGTCGTTGACACTCCAGTGGTAGAATATGAAAGGAATCACCATCGAATAGAACTCCAGTTGCCTACGGTCGTTGAGGAACGGCGTCACCAGGATCCACCCGAGGAAGATCAGATGAATTGTAAAAATTATGTTCATCTTATATAAGATGGAGCAAGAAAATATCCCTGTCGATCCGAAGGCGATGGCCGCATCTTGGAATCGACACCACGAGAACATCCTGCGTCAGTGGGGTGAACAAGCGGCCTGCTACAGGTTTATGCACCATCGCGCTTTTTTGATGTTCAAGAAGTTGTCCCTGCGGTTTAACCTGCCGGTCATCGTCCTGTCCACGATCACGGGAACGGCAAACTTCGCGCAGTCGACGCTGCCTCCGAGCATTCAACCCGCGGCGCCTTCGATCATCGGCGGCCTGAACCTCATAGCGGGCTTAATCGCGACGATCATGCAGTTCTTAAAGGTTCAAGAGTTGATGGAGAACCACAGGACGGCCGCGCTCGGGCACGGGAACTTGAGCAGAAACATCCGGCTTCAGCTCGCCTTGCCCCGAGAGGAACGCAACAAGGAAGGACTGCAGTTCGTGAACGATTGCAAGACGACGTACGACAGTCTCCTCGAGCAATCGCCGCCCATTCCTAAACACATCTTGGTGAATTTCGAAAAAGATTACCCACACGAAACCGACAAGCCGTTCACCAAACCCGAAATCTTACGGGTCCGCGCGATTCCGGTGATCGAATCCTTGACCATGAACACGCCGTTCGAGCGCTTCTTCAATAAGGGAAGGCGCGAACCCGAACCACCCGAAGAGGAAGAGGAAGAGGAAGAGGAAGAGGAAGAGGAAGAGGAGATCACCGAGGAGGAAGATGAAGCATATGAAGACGTCGAACAAGGTACAACAACAACCCAAACATGAGCACGTTGGTAAGGACCGTGCATGCCACGTATGGTAGAATTTTTCGCTTTAAAGGTTCTACGACACGTTTACGTAGTGCGTCGTTTCCCAACGCTAAATCTATCGCCTGGTTAGTAAGTTCATCGATGGATTCCTTCATTAAGATCGTACCGGAAAAAAATCCCCACGAAAAAGTCCGAACCATCCACGATAAAAAGATCGAGCTCATACGGAAACACCTGCGGGACGGGAAGAACGTTTTCATCTGCGGCTCGACCGGCGTGGGCAAGAGCTTCATCCTGAAAGAGGCGCTCGAGGGGTTCAGTTCGGTGGAACTCAAATCCGAGCACATGAAAAGTAAATCGCTGTTCCTCCCGTTCATCAAACCTTCCAAGAAGCACGTGTACATAGACGACTACGATCCGGTGTTCAAGCCCATCGTGGAAAGGGTATCGGACGGCGACCGCGTTTCGCGCGGGTCGCTCCTGATCACCACGACGAACATGTGCATGTATCCGAATTTCGAGACCGTGTTCATCCCCAAACACAAACCCGAGGTGTTGTTGACGCTGGTCGATGAGGTCACGCCCACGGTCGAGGCCGCCGCGGCGAATTGCGGCGGCGACATACGAACCTTCTTCACGTACGCGGAAGGGTACGATGTCATGGACGACTTCAAGACGCCGAAGGAGTTCATCGCCGACGTCCTGTGCGAAACCGGACCCCTGACGATCCACGATTCGATCAGCGAACACGGGCACGTGTGGGACATATTCCAAGAGAACTATGTCAACTCGAAGGGTGTCGACCTTCCTAGGACGGCGACGAGTTTCTCCGACGCGGACTACTACGATACGCACATCTACGCCACGGGCGCGTGGTACCTCATGCCCTATTTCGTGCTTCATGCGTTGACCGTCCCGAAACATTCGCTCGGCGAACCGCTCGACAGGGACAAGATTCGACCGGGGAGTTGTTGGACGAAACTCGGGAACCACCGGATGCGGAAACAGAAATTCGAGGAGATCAAGAAGAAGAGTCGCCTGGGACTAGGCGTCGACGAACTGACCCTGCTCAAAACCTACGCCGAAAAGGGTAACATAGAACCCCTCCTCGAGTACGGCATTTCGCCGCAGGATTTTGATACGGTCAACCACATCTGCGTCGGAAATGGCTTAAAATCAAGGGACGTGGCAAGAGTAAAGAAAGCTCTCAAGCATGAGCGAGAAAGAAGAAACTGAAGAAGAAACCCAAGAATGCGTCAAGGTCACCGGAAACGAGATTCTCTTCTACGGCGACGTGGACAGGGAAAACGCGTTAACCTTCGTGGATAAATTCAAAAAGTTGGAGATCGATCTCCTCAAAAAAAAGGCCGAGCTCGTCGGATTCGAACCGACCGTCCGCGTCCACATCATGAGTGACGGCGGGTGCATCTTCTCCGGTATGACAATGAAGAACGTGCTCGAAGCCTCGCGCGTGAAGGTGGTCACGATCGCACAGGGATCCTGCTGCAGCGCCGCGACGTTCATGCTCCTCGGGGGTAAAGAACGTCGCATGGGCAAGAACGCCTACGTCCTCATCCATCAACTCTCCACCGAAATGTGGGGCAACTACCAAGACCTCAAGCACGAATTGAAATCGACAGAAAAACTCATGAAGATGCTTAAAAGGATGTACTTATCCTCGACGTCCATTCCTGAGAAGAAGTTCAACAAGCTCATGAAGAAAGACATATACCTGTCACCGAAAGATTGCATTAAGTATAAGATTGTCGATTACGTCGAGTGACTCTCCAGGTAGCCGTCCAGGGTCGTGTACCGCCTGCGCTTATCGCTGATGTTGGCCGACCGTTTGTACAGACAGAGGATGCATACCATAATGAACACCACACAAAACGTGTTGAGGTTCAGCGGGACGGGTGTGACCGGAGGAGGCTTGAGCCGCTCCATGCGCGCATAGTTAACCACCGGTAACATTTAATATAACCATGAAAATTTTTATTTACAGACTGCATTTATTTTCAGTAATCAGCCGCCCGATCTCCGCCGGCACGCTCGTCAGCTGATTGCCGCTGAGGTCCAACGCCCTCCGCGACGTGAGCTGCCAGATCTCCGCCGGCACGCTCTCCAGCGACGTGAGCTGCCCGATCTCCGCCGGCACGCTCGTCAGCTGATTGCTGCTGAGGCCCAACCTCCTCAGCGCCGTGAGCTGCCCGATCTCCGCCGGCACGCTCGTCAGCTGATTGTGGCCCAGGTCCAACGCCTTCAGCGACGTGAGCTGCCCGATCTCCGCCGGCACGCTCGTCAGCCGATTGCCCCCGAGGCCCAACCACGTCAGCGCCGTGAGCTGCCCGATCTCCGCCGGCACGCTCGTCAAGCTATTTCTGCCGAGGTACAACATCGTCAGCGACGTGAGCTGCCCGATCTCCGCCGGCAGGCTCGTCAGCTGATTGCCGCTGAGGTACAACCTCCCCAGCGCCGTGAGCTGCCCGATTTCCGCAGGCAGGCTTGTCAGCTCATTGCGGCCGAGGTCCAACGCCTTCAGCGACGTGAGCTGCCCGAACTCCGCCGGCAGGCTCGTCAGCTGATTGCGGTGGAGCGACAAGTTCTCCAGCGCCGTGAGCTGCCCGATCTCCGCCGGCAACTCTCCGGTCAAGTCAAAATCTTTCATGCTGAGCTTCACCACCCGGCCATTTTCCATCGTCACCCCTTCCGGCCAACTCTCCTGCAGTTTAGGGCACATCGCACGCCATGCCCGGAGCACGCCGACGTCCGCCGTCCCGTCGTTCTCCGACGGCGGCGGAAGCTCGCGACTGTCCCACCCGTCGGGTGTCACGTCCGGGTGCTCGTCCAACCAGGCCTGAACCACGTTTCGCATCGCCCAGTTCGTTATCACCTTGCTGCTCACGGCGCGTCCGGTCATCGGTTCCCGGGCGCCGTCGCGCCGGAAGTGCACCAAAATATTCTCCCTCTCGTACGTGTGCCCCGATTCCAACACGATCACCGGGTCGCGAAACATGGCTCGCGAGATAGGGCATGTCAGGTGTTCAGGTTCTTCTTCATTTTCGGTCATGTCTCGGTCCCGCTTTTGAGTCATTTTAATTTTAGGGTTTGAAAGGGGCGCTTTTGCGGCGCTAGTTGAGTAGACTTTTCTCACTGGTTTCAGAGAAGCGCGTTGTCGCTTGCGCACAGAAGTTGATCTTTTGGACCCCTGAACCAGATCCAATGCTCCGTTCGCGCCGGGTTTGAAGTCGGCACGACTCGCGTCAAGGAGGATCTTGGCTCGCGCGCGTGAAAATGACGATCTGGGCTACCGGATCGCGATTAAATAGTCAAAAAAATGATTTATACGCGCTGCGCGCGCCAAAAAATGGACAGCCTGGCATATTTCAAATTGTGATATATAAAGCTCGATTACTATGGGAGCTCTTCAAGTTTAATTACATCAAGTTCGTCGATAAGATTATTGCCGTCTTCTTCGATCAAAATGTACTCACCTTCTCCTTTTGTGATAAGGAGCCAAGGTTGAACTTTACGGGGCGCGGGCACCCAGTTCCGGTCCATTGCGAACTCTCCTCGCTTTGCGAGGTTTTGCAACTTTTTCGAATATCGGGAAAACTTTCCGTTGTATGACTCATTAACTGTATTTTTGATGTCATTTGGTAGGTATCCCCAATTGCCCTTATCGCTTTTGACCATACCATTTCTCCTGATAAATTCCTTGAGTTTGGTATCGTCGGTGCCAATCTTGAAGTGCAATCCGCAAGTATATGTTGGACACATTTTTTGCGACCAATGCCTGTCAGAGGCGACTTGATAGAACTTGCGGTCGGAGACAACTTCGAATTCGGGGAATTCAGCTGAGAGTTCCTTAACTGCGGCTTCGTATGATTGTTGCTGCAGCTTGGATTCCAATTGCTTTATTTTTTTCAGAACCTGCTCCTCGTCAGTCAATTGCTTTTTTGGTACTACCCCGCCCTGATATCCTAGTTCAAGGCGCATGCTGCGGGACGAAAGCCTATCAAGTTCCCGAACTTTATCTGCGAATGCTAGCCCGAGTCTTTCTTCTGGGTTGTTGTGGTATTTCTTCAGAGCCTCAGGGACTCGCTCGAAGACGAACCATTTTCTCGCGTCAGCATCCCATTTTGCTCCATGGGATCTGGCGTAGTCCTTATCGCGATACTGAACGTTGAGGTAGATTTTCTCTTTCGCGGCTTTGGGCATGTTGACGATTGGTGCTGGGGATCTTGGCTTGCGCGCGTGAAAATGACGACCTGGGCTACCGGATCGCGATTAAATAGTCAAAAAATAATTTATACGCGCTGCGCGCGCCAAAAATGGTGATATAAAAAGCTCGATTCCTGCTGGCATCTGGCTTCATTCTGACACGCGCACGGCACGAATACGGACACTCCGCCAAATTTCCATTCATTGGGAAATTAACTCAAGAATAACTCAACAAAAGTACGAAAATCGAGCAAAATTAAACCAGGAAACTCCATATAAAATCGAGGGTTTAATCATGCGTTCACGCGCACCGAATTGTGATTGTCAAAACTGATTGAAATTCGACGCCCCCAATTTTCAGGAAAAATGGAAGACCAAGAAACCGACGAAGAAATCAAATCAAAAATCAGAAAGCTGCAGCACATCATATCCGAAAAGCAGCACATCATATCCGAGGCAAAAAAAAAGTTGGAGCTCATCGAAACAAAGAGAAATCCATGGCCGGAACTGAGAAAATTTCACCGCCCCCAATTTTCAGGAATGTCCAAAAGGTCACGGCCTGCTCCTGGGATTTACGCAGAGTCAGACGATGAATCGGAATCGAAAGATGATGAACCCTCCTATGAACCGCCCGTGGCGGGCGACGAATCGGAAGATCTTTCCGACGACGACGAGGAATACGACGACAGCCTCAGAGATGAGCTGATGAAAGATATCGAGGAAAGTATCGTCAGCCTCAGAGATCAGCTGATGAAAGATAAGACATGCGAGTACATGACTTTCGAATCTATTACTCGAGAGAAGCTGCTGAGGAGCCTCCGGTTCGTGCGCAATTTCCATGCTCATGGGGCCGGAAAAGGGTTTCCCGCTAATAACCTTGTCCATCTCTTGGCACGGAAACTGCTGGAAAAGTACGATTTGACGAAGCTGGAGGAAGCCGATAATGGAGGCATTCCCAGGGCATTCAGGTGCAAAGACCTTGTTTGTACCCTTTTCGCCTGTCTGCTGGTGCGGGTCATCCCAGAGAAATTGAAGAGTGAAAGGGAAAAACTCATTTCTTCGAAATTACCCAGTGGCCTCGGTGACCCACTTGCTGAATATTCTGAGACATTCAAAAATGCTGACATTGAAGCTACTGATGATCGGATGTGTGAAATCATCTGGAAAGAAATCTCACAAGAGATGGAAGAGCTCCCTACAGAAAGATATATCAAGAGATGCGTCGGCGGTGCGGTGGTATATCTTCACAGATTTGAGCATGAAATTGGCGATAAGTTTCGGCAGTATTTTGAAAAAATGCTCGGCACGGGAAGCAGTGGCAAACGGAAATTCCGTGTCTTGGGCGCTAGCACGAAAGACAAGACACACGACAACGACCGCCTTATCATCCCGATATACTCAAAGGTAAAAGATCAGAAGCCTACCTATATATGTGCCCACGTACCTAAGCGGTTGAAGATCAAAGAAGATTTACTCGAGATGTGCAAAGACAGATATGAAGACGTCAAGCGCGAGCTGGACAACAGGACATTCACATTGGTCTTTTCACCCTACAAACAGCGATTTGGACACTGGGACCACACCTTGTTGCGATTTATTGCAGTCCCGGAGAACTACAGACTTCCGGTGGTGCCGGGCGGATTTTGGGACAGGAGAGGCATGATATGCGCTATCGAAGTTTCAAAAGCAGACGCAGTCGAAATCATGAATCCACACAATGGCGAAGTCAACCACTTTGACATAGTCATCCGCCGCACCGTGGAACCTTCAAGGTGGTGGAAACGACTCTCGCCCATATACAAAAAGTTGAAGGGGGCGTACTTGGAACGACAAGATGGTTTGAAGATGACACTTCATACAACCAGCTGGCTTTCTACTGACCCTCGGACTCACTCGAAGGATTTCATCATATATAGACCTTCCAAGAGCAAACCCAATATTAAACAACGTGCCACGAAGCTCAAAGATAAGCTGAAACAACTAGCAGAAAGGATTTCAAAACCCAAGTGGAGTGAACAGAATCAGGAACATTTTCACGCCAGTGTTGAAGCACGTATCACGTTACACCCCATCGAGGGTGGTGACGTGACTTTGGATACCATGACGATTGACGATTTAAATAAGAAGTAATCTTATATGTCTATCAGCATCATCGCCCCGAAACCCCTTCTTCGTCTCTGCAAATGCCTGGAAACCAAACTAGACAGGCCGAACGCCGTCTCCACACCTCATCACGTCTCATGTCAGGAAAAGCCCAGGGTGGTGTTCACCTTCATCCCTCCCTCCTCGGAAAACCTCATGGAAGAACTCGTCGCAACCCTCGGACCTCTGGACGTGGTGGTGGACTGCTTCTCAGACAAACCCGAAGAGGTGGCGAAACGGTCGAAGATCTGCCGTGAGAATTGTACGCAGTACCTCTCACTCGCAATCTCCGCGGACATGGTAGTGGCGGAGGGTTCGCGAACCGCCTATGAGGAAAACAAGAACCTCTTGCGAAAGATCAATAAGGCTATTTTGTACACTGGAGATATATGATGTTCGCCCTCCTTTGCAAACCCCTCGTCGTGCCGCAACAGGCGGGACCGCCGATCCTCCGTGCTAACGAATGCAGGATTTCATACGTCAGGCCTTCGGAAAGCAAGGAAGATACTTTGGAAATAGAAATTTTGGAGGCGCCCCCGATACACGTCGGTGACGACGATAAATAATGTTTATAGATTATAACCATGAAGTCGGCATTCATCGCCATCGCTTTGGTGTGTTTCGTGATTCTTTGCGTCACGGGCACGGCGGCCGGGGGTCTATGGTGGGCAGGGCGTGATGAGAGGACTCTCCAGCTTCAACTGGAGGCAAACCAAAGGTGGCAGGAGGAGATGGAACAGAAGTTAGAGGAAGAGGCTGCACAATACCAGGATCCGCGGAGTAGAAGTTTCCAAACGCGGAAGGAACGGTCACCCGGTCTCGGCCAACTCCCGTACTGGCCGAGCGGCATGTATTACCGCAGGCGTCCAACTGAAAGCGCGTTGCTGTGGCCGTACAGGGGCGAGGTCCTTCCGAACAAAGGGCCCGACAGCTATACGATCACGGGGAACCCCCCGGTGGCGATCGATAACATCAGTGACGAAAATGTACGGTGGACACGTTACAACGAGGATGCGTGGACGGACCTATTCGCAAAGGACTCTCTCAAGGTGGATTGCGGCAACGACGGGCTCAACTCGTTTCAGATTCGAAGCGAAAAATTCTCGGTGGACCGTGACATCGTGAAGGAAAAAAAGGACGAACGGACCGGAACCTCGCTGAATTACCGTCATCAATTCAAGTCGTATCATGATAACTGGAAACAGCTCTATAAATGCGTCACGGGTTCGAAGGGGTGGAAATGGGAGGGCGACGAACGCGTGCAGATCGGAGGTGATTTCAAGACGTCCATCACGGGGGATAAAACGAATCTTCTGGAGGGCAAGGAACCCGCCGGGAGTAACGGTAAGGTCATGGATTGCGATTTCGAAGCCGTGGGCGCGACGGAACTCGGCGAAGAGGGTGCCGGCAAAACATACCCGATATCCATGCTAGAACCGAAATGGTTGGACACGATAACCGGTAGACACTTTTCCGTGCGGCTAAACAGCGCAACACCGCAAACGAACGATTACAAGCCGGACCCAAAACTGGTCGATTTCCAGTATCAATGTTTGAAGCAACCGGCACGGGGGCCGTGTAAAGAAATGAAGTTCACGGAGTGGACGCCGTTTCTCGCGAGTCAGGGCGATGGGCCTCGTGAACTGAAACACACTCTCAGGCACGGAACTCACGGGAAAACGAGCGGGGAGATCAACGTAGATCTCACCCCGCTTCAGGAGCACATGAACCCCACCCTCGATCCCGTGAAGGGTTTAGGCAGGGTCCGCTGCCACCCGACCGAAGTTCTGACTCGAGTAGATTTCGAGGTGAGCGAGGGTTTGGATGCACCGAAGGACTGGATACGGTTTGGATATCAATGCTGTAAAATGTAAATTACAAAAGGAGTCTTCTCGCTCCCGCGCGTCTTCAGCAGCTAGCTCGCCAGCCCAAGTAGATGACTAAAAGTGCGATCACAACAAAACATATACAAATAGATGTTTTTTGTAGCAGGTAACCCTGTAACATTTTTAAAACTGTAGCTGTACCGTAAATAGGATTAAAATGTGTATCAACTATCAATTTATTTAGCTGACGATTAAAATCGATATGTTCAATACCGTTTGTATGAATATGATCGTATTTTGCATTTGCGTCTCTTAAACTCGAATATCGATATACCGCAAATCCACTGAAAGCAGAGTCCACATCGACGTATCGTTGTGTTTTAAGTCTTATCTCTTCAGTTTTGCTTTTTGGTTCTATCGCACCTGTATCGTATGGAACGCCGAGTGGTGAATGCGACATACCGAACATACCATCTATTTCCCTATCCTTTTCCATGTGTGTGAACATGCCAAGTAATTGTTTATAATTGAAAGAATGGAAATCAAGATCTAACATGCATACGTAATCATATTCAATTCCAGAATTCATGACAGCATCTAAGCCACATTGTCTCAAATACGCGAGACGCCTAGTCCTTTTATTACAATTGAATTCTTCGTCAGCACTGCATAATTCGGTTGAATGCTTATCATCGCCCAAATCTAAAAAAATCACCTTTGTCAAATCAGACTCAGATAATATTTGTTTAGTATTATCTACGCTGTTATTTTCGACTGCATAAATATCCTGATTAAATTTTTTAATGCTATTTATATTTTTTTCTAGGTACTCTTCACCGTCTTTCACGATAAATATAAATGCGATCTTCATGCTATTGTATCCTGAGAATTAAAATATTCCCTTTCCAGTAGATAGGAATGGTACTTTTCATCTTACTGTTCGCGATGGCGCTCTATATCATCTTGAAGAAACCGAAGTACCAGTTCAAGTGTTTCCTTCTCACGATGAAAGGTCAGACAACTCGGCAGAAGAATTTCTTCGCGAGTCACGACTCGAGCGTACCAATCGAGGTAATTTACGGGAAAAACACGAATGATATAGAGACCGCGCGCGAGTTCGAAGACAGAATCGACCCAAAATATTTCAAAAAGTGTTTGCAGATGAACTATAACCCCGAAAAGGTGTTGAGACCTGATGTGACCTATTTTAACATGGGCGCTATCGGCTGCTATTTCGGTCACATGGAATTTTACGAGCGATGTAGAGAGCAGGGTCTGAAATACGCGGTCATATTCGAGGATAACTGCATCGTAAAATCGAGTGAGCTGTATCGTCAGATCCAGGATGTGATCGTTAAGAAAGGAGATGCCTTCGAGATGTGCTTCTTTCATTGCTGGGCGCGCGTTCCATATTACGAGCGAAACTTTGCCGAGGAAGGAATTGAACGAGTCAAGTGGATCAGCTCTACCAAGTGTTACCTCATAAACGTCCCAAATATGTTGAGATACGTCAAGCATTTACTGCCGATGGATAACCACATTGACATGAAAATGGAGGATCTTATTGCAAAGGGCGCACGCGTTTTCTATAGAAATCTACAGAATTATTTACACATCGACACGAGCGGTCCGAGTACAATCGGACACACGGAACACGGCAACCACGAATTCTTTTCCCGGCAGTATCCAGAACTCAAGTCGTCGACCGATGTCATTCGGGGACGGTAATCTTCACCGGTCGTTCCGTCCTGATCAATTTGAGGCCGAAATTAAGAAGCCGTTTCACCCACGGCGATCTGACGTACACGGTGGTGTAATCGATGAACTCCTTCGAGCTCGGGCGGTGTCGGTCCAGAACACCTTTCATCGACAAGATACGCCCGAGCGATACTTTTGAGCACTTAGTCGTGTCCAGTACCATGTGTACGCGCTGCCTGTGCATGAAAACCCAGTTGAAAAAATGGTCCATATCCGCCGGTGTCGTACGATCGGTGATATTTAGTCTGTACGTGATCGCCATAGTTATCCGTGGGATTCGATACTTTAACTTGTTTAGCGACGCATCATCGGGGGCATGCCCATGTTAGGCGCCGCGGGCATCTTCGGCAAGTCATCCTTGTCGAAGAGCATGGACATGATTTCCAGGATCAAAATGGTCTGGTGCGACATGACAACCATCTTTGCGAGGTCGGATTTAGGAAGGTGGTCACCGTAGCCGACCGTGGACATTGTGGTAAATGAAAAATAGAAAGGATCGATCCACGATTCGAACCCGAACGCCGAGGAATCGGCTTTGTCAATAATTAAATATATGATACCGTAAATAATAGTGGTCGCCAAAAAAGCTATGATTTTCAGGGACATTTTTATCATGTACTGAGATTTTTTATACGGAATCTAACCTGTGGAGCTCATCCATCTGATACTCACGACTCTTACGCTGGGTGGTCACGGATTTGAAGGCACCGAGCCACCGTTTGACCGCGCGTTTGGACGATGAACTCACGGATTCGGTATCGTCTTGGACGACGATGCTGAGGCCGTTGCACACGTCGGGCTTATTCTCCTTGTCTGGGAATTGTTTGAGGAAGGCTTTGATGGAGATGGCAGGTATGTCCGGCGCGTCGTCGAGTAGCTTATCGTATTCTTCTCTCGATTTCATGATGAATTCTACGACATTGCCTCGGTGCTTGACATCCAACGACAATTCCATGTCGATACTCCGGTAGAATTTACTCCAACTCACGCACATGAGCGAGTGCGATTCCGAAAGAGGCAGCGATTGACTAAACTTCGAAATCGACGAAAGAATACCACCGAGGACGTTAAGGAAGGCGAAGAAGTATTGGATGATCATGATCTTATTTTTCGTTTCGGGGGAAACGTCTTCGTTGCCGCTCGGGTTTAGAACGGCGAAACCGCCGACACCCGTTATTGAGGCTATGACGATAGACGGATAAGCCAGCCAATCGTTTTGCTTTTTATAATAAAGGCGCGCGTGGTTATGGAGCCAGCGGTAGCCTGCGGCTTTCTCGGCCCATTTGATGAGTAATTTTTCTTGCTTCTCACACCAGCCGTCGCCGCAATCACCCATGGTTACGATAGGTCGACATTTTTTGCGCACTCCCTGGCGAGTCGATCGACGGCTTCGTTCTGGGGGTGGCCGTTATGCGCCTTGACCCAACGCCACTCGACGATTCGTAACTGCTTACGCGCCTCGTCGATGGCTTCCCATAGCTCCTTGTTCTTGACCGGTGCGCCGTTGGCCGTCTTCCAACCGTTTTTCCTCCAGTTTATGATCCACGAGTTGATCCCGTTCTTAACGTAGCTCGA